AAGATTAAAATCAGTAGGTATTGCACCCTGGATGTCCTTTTCTATGCCGCTCATCGCATCGGTAAATCCTTCTCCAATACCCTCACTCATGTTAGCACCAATGCCAGCAAATACCTTAGAAGGTGAGTTGATACCAAGAACCTTCTTAACACCACCAACGATACCGTTGACCATGTTTTTTACTTTTTCTCCGAGCCAACCAATCATTGACGCAATACCATCCCATAATCCTCTTGCGATATTTTTTCCGACCTCCAATATGGATGGAATCCCTCTGGTGAGTCCGTTCACAATAGAGAATATGATTTGAGGCAGCTGAGCAACAATTTGAGGAATGGCACGGATTAATCCCACGCCAAGTTGGATGGTAAGCTGGACACCCATTTCAATGAGTTTTGGTAGATTTCCCGTAATGAAACCAATAATACTGTTGATGATTTGGGGTAAGGCTTCAATTAGTGTAGGGAGAGCATTTAAAAGCCCTTGAGCCAATCCACTGATAATCTGAAAAGCTGCATCCAAGACGAGATTCAGATTATTGATTAAGGTTGTTGCGATTAAGATGACAGCTTCAACCATAGAAGGTATAAGCTCAGGTAAAGCCAAACCTAAACCTTCTACAAGGGCAGTAATGAGCTGAACAGCCGCATCGATTAAAAGCGGCAAATTCTCAATGAGTGCTCCAACAATTGTCATAACCGCATCTACAGCTGCCGGAATCAGTTCTGGAAGTAGGCTCAGTAAGGTTTCCAGAACCTGGCTGAATAAATCCGTTACTGTACTAAGAAGAACTGGCAGAAGGTCTCCAATGGCCATAAGGATCGCATCCATTGCTGCAGGTAGCGCTGTTACCACATTTTCTAGAATGGGTACAATATTGGCAACTACTGACTGGAAAGCATCTACAAGATTTTGGGTTAGGTTTGTCATGTCAGCATCGGCATTTCCAAGACCTGCGGTAAACGAACCTAACGCCGCTTGAAGTAGTCCAATGGATCCTGTTACGGTTTGGGTGGACTCTTTTGCAAAGTTCCCAGCATATTGCTCCGTATTTTCAAAAAACATCTGCATGGCCACTTCTGCTTTTTCGGCATTTGATGCCGATGCCCAGGTAAAATCTAATCCTTTGGCAAGAGCATAGGCTTCGATATTTGTGGCATTCATGGCAACTCCCAAGTTATCCATCATGGTGAAGTTACCCTTAGCAGCACCAGCAACAGAATCAAGGGCAACCTGCATATCGATGCCCATAACGGAGGCCATGTCTGCAGCTCGCTGCATGGCCTTTTCTGTCAGTTCTAGACTCTTTTGCTGTTCAACACCAGAACCTTGAAAAAGCGCTCCCATCTTATTGGCTGTGGCCAAATATTGACTCTGGGATACACCTAGATTTTTGTAGGCTTCCTCACCAGTTTTCTGAATGGAAGAAGCGTACTTTCCAAATACAGCTTCGGAACCACCCAGATTCTGTTCAAGCTCACCAAACTGCTGGACAATCTCAGTTCCTAATTTGATGGTTGCAGCACCTGCTGCAAGAGCCACAGAACCCATTGCAGTTCCGATCCCCTTAAGAACTCCTCCGAACTTCTCAAACTTCCCACCAGCACCTTCTGCGGACTTACCGGATTCATCTAACTGCTCTCCCAGGTTTTCTGCTTCTACAGCGGAATCTTCCAGTTCCTTTTCCATTTTATTGAGATCTGCATTAGCGTTATTTAACTGAATCTGCCAGGCTTTTGTTCGCTTGTCATTTTCCCCGAAGGACTCTGCTGCATTCTTTAAGGCAGATTCAAGTGTCTTAACCTTGTCCTTTTGAGCATCGATTTCTTTATTTAAGACTTCATTTCTTGCTGCTACTGCCTGGAGGGATTTGTCTTGCTTATCAAATTGTGAAGTCACAAGGTTCATTTCAGAACTCAGCACCTTGAATGTTTGATTGATATCTCGAAGAGAGCTCTTGAACTCCTTTTCACCCTCAACACCGATTTTCAGGCCGAAGTCCGACATAGCGTTCACCTCCTTTGGGGCATAAAAAATGACACCGCTTAAGGTGTCACTCTAAATGATTTTGTTATAGAAATTCCGGTATTATCTCGTCGATCGTATAACCCACTCTAGGTTTTGATATACCAGTAAACTGCTTATGACATTCCCAAAGGTCCATCAAATAACCAATGGGCATTAGCCAGACATCGTCTTCCCTCCGATTAAGGTGGGCAGTGCCATAATAAATGAGTCGGGTAAATAACTCTTGATCACTTACCCGACCACCTCGTTTTTTGATGGCTCACTCTCCACATTTCTTTTAGTGCCTTTCATCATACTGGCCAATATGGCATTTTTGTAATTAGCCAGGTCAAAAGGGGTGGTAAGTAGCTCCACTTCATCTTCTGTGAGAAGTTCTTTTCTATCATCCTTATTTCTAATATTGTGGATCAGGATAGATTGGTTGGCTAGAAGAGTTATGAGCCAAACAACCTCCTCCAGCGCTAATTCAAAGTTCTCAGTTTTCATAAGCTTATCGCCTAAATTCTCAAGACCACCATAGCGCTTGGCAATTTCCTTTGTAGCTTTGGTCGTAAGAATCATCTTAAACTCTGTGCCCCCAATATCTATGGTGGTACTTCGTTCTTCAGCGGCCTCATCAATCTTCAATTTTTCATCTGCCATGATCATACCTCCCATTAAGAAACAACAACAGTAGCCACTGTGGTTGTCACGTTTTCTGCACCACTAGAGCTTAAGACGCAGTAGTAGTAATAGGTATCTGCCAAGAGGTCCGTTGGAATATCAAAGCTCGCAGAAGTTTCTCCGTTAATCACTGTGCCGCCAGTGGAGCTGTCGGTGGTGTTTTCATACCACTGATAGGTTACAGGGTTTGAGGTGTTGGAATTTGCCACAACAGAGAGGCTTCCAGAAATGCTTCCTGCGGTTACTTCAGTTAAGCTTGCTGGCTGGGTTGTGATGGTTATGGTTGGGGTTAAGGCTGTAAAGTCTGGTTCATAAACGGATGTGAACCAGCTTGTAATTGTTGATGCCGCTACACCATTATCACCTTCAGTGACTTCCGCTTTCCATGGATGCTTGCTTTCTCCGTCCAGCTTGTTTCTTCTAAAAACAGTTCCTTCTATGGTGGGACTGCTAAATGTGATGGAGTCGCCCTTAGTCGCAAGACTTGTGGCGGGAACAGAGAAGATAACCCTGTAGAGCCAAAAGTGGCGATACTTTCCATTGGCCTTTTTGGCACGAAACCCAATAGCCACAGGACTACCACCATCTTCACTTCTTGAAACTACCACATTGTTACTATCAATTTTGCAACCCGTTAAATCTTGGGCCACAAGGGATCCAATATCATCAATTCCAAGGCTTAGTGATCCATTTTTAAATTCTTTTACTACCTCGCTGGCACCGTCATCTGCATAGAGTATTGCTTCAATAAGCTCAATACTCAGTTCTGCAGTCATGGCTTTAGCCAGCACCTTAGGGGGTCCATAGGTTTCAATGCCGTTTTGATCTTCTGTGATCTTGGCATAAAATAAACTATCCAATCCTATCGTTGCCATTTATTCTTCCTCCATTTCATATTCTTTCATTACATCGATGGCGTAATGATGAAATTTAGTGTCGTGTTCATACCCAACATACTGTCTATCCGTTATAGTGATCCCCCCAAATTGAAGCGCTTTTGTTAGTTCTTTCTTGCGTTTCATATAGTTCCTCTTCGTGAAAAATGAAAGCCTAGCTTCTGAAAGAACCATATTTGCTTCATTATCTGCAAAGAGATCAAGCCTATCAGACATGGGGGTGATAACCAGATATTCATCAGGCGGCGTATCTGAAAACACTCCGGTCTCCACAGGAATGTTTAGGGGATCTAGTATTTGGTTTAAATCCGCAAGTAAACTCATAGCTTATCTATCTCCTTATTCAGTTCAGCAATCATGGTTTCCATACAGGCTTTTCTAGAAGAAGATTCTGCCTGTTTTAAAAAAGGTTTGGGTGGTTGACCTGATTTACCATATTCAATGATGTTTGCAATCTTAGCATTGGAATCTCCATCGTCACGAGGCTCATTGAAGCCAACCTTCACGTTAAAGTTTCCGTTTCTGTCTAGCTTAGTTGGAGATAGCCCAAGGGATGAGACTAGCTCACCAGTAGAACGGCTTTTCTCCTTTGTACCACTTCCGATAACACCTTTCAGGTTGGCTTTGACTTTATCCAGAACTACTTCACCGCCAGCTTCTAATACTCTCGAGACAATCTCATCTGTCTTATCACCAAGCTTTGTAAGCTTCATTAAAAACTCATCTGGCATTTTCATGGTTGCGTTAGCCACTTGGAACCACCTCCTTAGCTAGAACTTCAAGATACATTCCGCGTCCTTTCACATCCTCAACAGATGTCATTTCAAATCTCTTATCACTGTGGATGATCACCATAGATGCTGTAATAGTAATGCCAGGGATGCATCGAAATCGAAAAAGGTCTGTGGCTTCAGTAAAGGAAGCTCTATTTGCCCATTTCTCATTGCCATGTCGACCTTCACGATACGCCCTGACAGAAGCTACAATGTTATCCACTTCAGTTTTAAATCCTTCAGCATCTTTAATGGTTATCCTCTCTACAATATCGATAAAGGTATTCATTTTTCCAAAGCTCATATCTACACCTTCCAATCCCGATCAAGCCGCAGTAGAAGATTGACTGTATTCCATACTTGCTGTCCAGCCTGAACATTATCTGAGTAAAAACCACCAGTGCTGCCATCTCGTGATTCATAGAAGTGAGATGACAGCATGATGATGGCTTGCTGTGTGGTGGCTGGCATAACGGCTTCCACATAGTGGTTCTCAGGATGATGCTGATAGCTTTCTGCGTACCTCGTAGCGGCAGTGATGTACATCTCAAGCAGGTCATCATCAGCCGAGTGATCAATAATAAGATTTGCTTTTACTTTTTCCAGCAGTGTCATACCGCCACCATCCTTTCATTAGTCTGAAATCATAAGCCCTGCAGTCTTAAGTTTGGTGAGGAGGGCATTAAAATCCGTAACCAAATCTTCTATAGTGGCTGCAGTGCTTGCAGCTTGGTTATCAAGAACGGGGAGGCCAGTAACGACCGCCCCTTCCTTGATTTCAAGAGTTCCACCAATGACGGTTTTTTCACCGCCCTGTTCGGTAAAGTTCTTTGTGTTATAACTCATAGGATCCTCCATTACGCTTTCTGCTGAAGCACTTTGATGGCTTCAGGTAGAATGAGCTTTCCATCCACACGCTGAGTTGCAGCAAAGCCAACCTGTCCAGTGGCTGCATAGAGCTCATTGAGTCTCTTGAAAACTCTGCCTTGACGATCCGCTACCCAATAGTAGCCAAAGTCACCGAAGATGATAGACTTTGCAGATGCAGCGATGGTAGGAACGTAGGATGAAGTGTAAACAGGTCTGTTCAGAATGGTATCTGGTGTTCCTGCCTGAAGTGAAGGCTGCCAGATATACTGACCCTGACCATCTTTCAGCTTCCTAATTGCCTTAATGGTGGCATCGTTCATAACGAACACGGACTTGTTTCTGTAAGGCGATTTAAGTGAGTAGAAGAGATCCAAAATCTCATCAATGGAAATGGCAGTGGCACTTGCAGCAGTTACTCCGATTTGTGCTCCACCGCTAGCGGCAAGGATACCCGTTGGCTTACCTGATCCATCTCCTGTGAAGAAGGCATCTTCTTCCTTGTTTCCGATACGTCTTGCAAACTCCCTGGCGATATAACTCTCAAGATTAAAGACGCTGTCATTAAGAAGCTCTTCAGATACCTTGATCATGGTACCGAGCTTATAAGCGCCTATGGAAACCTGTCCAAAGCTATCATCGCTTTCAGGAATTGCACCTTCTTCATCAATCCAAGAAGCGGTACCTTTGGAAGCCACCACAGGAATCTTACGGTCACCAGAAGAAGTGGAGATGACGTTGGCCAGCTTTCTGAAGATATTCTCTTCATCCAGGGCTTCAATAAGTGTACGTTCGAACTCATCTGGTACTAGATAGCCACCTTCAGTGTCAGTGCCAATCTGCAGTGCGTTCTTAATCACTGGATCAAGCCCTTCACCAGAACGGGTTCTCATGGCATTCCAGAAGGCTTTCTGGTATTCCGCAGAAGCTCTACCGCCTTTGGATTCCATACCTTGGAAAATTGGCTTCCCGGTAAGTGGTGTGTTAAGTGGCTTTGAAAGCTCACGATCTAGGGCTTCCTGCTTTTCAAGACGGTCGATTTCTTTACCAAGGGCAACCACATCCGCTTCCATCTTTTCATAGGTTGCAGTGTCTTCAGCAGATACAATTCCATCTGTACCTCTTTTGGTATCGAGGAATGCTTTCGCAGCTTCCCAGGATTTTGCTCTT